GAAACAATATAATTTGGACGTTGAGCATTTACTCTTAACCCTCTCACATTTTGTCCCATACCAAGTGCCTGACCAATAAACCCGGTTTTAGTAATGAAAAAACCTTCTTCCCAACCACCTAAAGTTTTTTGTTCTCCAAAATCTGAAATGATTCTCGGGTTTTGTTCAAACTCAGCACGAAGATCTGCAAGCAACTGGACTGCTTTTTTCTCAGAACTTCCAATAATCACCATATATACTTTTTCACCTCTTAAGTGTAGCCAAAATGGAACTAAAATATTTGTAGTTACTGACTTCGCTAATCCACGACCCCATTCAGCAAATATTTTAATCGTTTTGTCTTTGGCCACCTTATTAGCAAATTCAATCTGAAAGTCTGCACATTCTACCGTGGCATAATGTGGAAAGTAATATTGAACCATAAAAGCATAATCCTTTTTTGCACGCTCGATTCTACTCTTTACATCCGCTTTAGTTTCATTAGGATCTATAGAGTGGTCTGATGAGCGAAGCAGCTTTATTTTTTTGAGAAAACGCTCTTTTGCTATTTTGTCGGCATGCTTCATTTATCGATTAAAGTTTTCCCCGATCGGTGATATATTTTATTAGTACCAAAATCATATGTCAAGCCAGTAATGTATTTTACTTTCTGCTTGTTATTGTTATGGCAATCTTTGGACTTGATAACTTGTCCAATTTCAAATCCACATCCTTTTTTTAAAAGGTATGCTCCAATTTCCAGTTGCCATGTTTGGCGGTTGGCCTTTTGCCAAATTAATTTTGCAATGAGTTTATACATCTGTTAATATTTGGTAGATACTTCAATTAAATGCTCTTCGAAAAAGTCGAGAATATCTGCTTTTAGCGTTGGTAGTTTTTTTACCATATCGCTCATTAAAGAGTCAGCTACAATTATGTAAGTGGCATAAGGTATTTTTGAGTTGCTTTCAAACTCTGTTTTTGTTTTTCTTAATGCAGCAATGCTATTTGCTTTATTAAATTTCTCTTTAGGATCCGCATCAGTATCTCGTTCCATTTCTAGTAGTTGAGCTGAGTACAAATCAATCAGTTTAGAAATGTTTTCTAAACCGGACTTTTGGGAACTCATTAAAGCATCCCTACGATCTTTCCATTTCCCTTTCGAAACCCATTTCCCTACAGTTTTCTCAGAAACCTTTAATAGAATAGATATTTCTTTTGCGGTTTTTTTATGCTGAATATATAGTTCGCTTGCACTTTCTCTTTCAGAATCCTTAGCCATTTATTTCCATTTTTCTCTTACAAATTTGGCATATAATGATGGGTTATTAATACTCGGAATTCTAAGGAGAGGTCTGTATACCGTAGGAAGCTTTTTATAATCCTTATCTAGGATTTTAGATTTTTTAAGCTGTTTCTTTTCTATCAAATTTGTAATCACAAACAGGAGTAAATACGATGGAAGTATTAATTAATTCAAGTAGTTATGTAGGTGGGTTTATAGGATCTTCGGCAATGTCAATTATGGCATTGGCCGAAGAACATCCGTTAAAAATCACAGCTGAAGCATCAGGGAATAAAGCTGTAATTAAAATTTCAGGAATTATACATGCTTATAATAATTCAGCTGCTTGGTTTTCAGCTAAAGTTGACAGCCTTATTGCGGATGGTATAAACGACGTTCATGTAATTCTTACTACTCCCGGTGGTGATGTATTTCAAGCAAACCAAATTGCAAATGAAATTGAAAAATTCCCCGGAACTATTACAGGTGAATCAGGAGCAATAGTTGGATCAGCAGGTACTTACATAGCAGTTTCGTTTTCATCTTTTGAAATGCCTGAAAACGCTCAATTTATGTATCACAAACCTTCCGCTCACATTAGTGGGAATGAAGATACAGTTGAAAGTACTTTGAAGGTTTTGAAAAACTTTACAGCTGACTACAAAGCTCGTTATGCTGATAAATCGAAGTTAACTGAAGATCAAATTGAGACAAACTGGTCAAAAGGAGATGTATGGCTTACAGCTAAAGAAGCTTTAAAACAAGGGTTTATTTCTGGAATTATTCCAAGATCAAAAATCACCTCTCAGGATGAAATTTTAATTGCTGCTTGTGGGGCTCCAAATCAATACAAGGCTTCGGAAGATCCTGTACCAAATGAAGAAACAAAAACAGATACCGATACAGAAATGAAAGACGCAACATTAAAAATGACTGCATTAAAGCTTGGATTGCCAGAGACAGCAACTCAGGCTGAAGTAGATGCAAAACTTATTGAGCTACAGGATAAAGCCAATAAAGCAGATGCTTTTGAAGCTAATGCTGAACAAGCAGAAAAAGATCGTCAAAAGCAAGCAAACGCAGATATGTTTGCTCAGGCAATTAAGGATAAAAAGATTACAGCTGAACAGGCTAAGAATATGGCTAGCTGGGCTGAAAAAGATCCGAAAGGTTGTAAAGAGTACATCGATAAGTTGACAGCTTTGGTAAAACCTACAGCTGAATCATCTGCAAGTGCAACGGGATCACCTTCAATTACTGGAAAAAAGTTTGAAGACCTAACAGAGGCAGAAGCAGAAGCCTTAGAGGTAAGTGATCCAGAAACGTTCAATGCTCTTTATGACGCTTATCTAGATCAATAAATCATTTCAATTCAAATTTCATTATTAAAACAATCATACACAATTAATCAAAATAAAATACAATGTTGAAAATTAAAAATATGCTTTATTTGTCATTGCTTCTAATGGTCGCAATGGTACTTGTTGGATCAAATCAAGCCACAGCAGCTCCAGTAATTGATAGCTCTTCTGGCTCACAATTATTTCAATCTACTGCGCCAATTGTAACAGCTGCTGCTGCTGTAGTTGTTGGTGATATTAAAAACACCAAATACGAGAAGTTTATTATTAAAAAATTCCGACATGTAGGAACATGGGTACAAGAGGTTCAGAGTAAGAATGGTTGGGTAAATAATGATGTTATTAAAATACCTAAGAGAGGCGGTACAGCCCCAAGAGTGTTAATTAATAATAATGTATATCCAATAAATTCAAATAGAAGAGATGACGACCATGTAGTTGTAGCCTTAAATAAATATGATACTGAAAATCGTGATGTAACAGATGATGAGTTATACGCTATCGCTTATGATAAAGAAGGAGATATCAATTTAGAACTGAAAGAAGAACTGGAGGAAACTACAATTGATCATGCTTTGTATTCTATATCTCCATCATCTAATAGTGCAGATACTCCTGTAATTGAAACGACCGGAGATGATGATGGTACCGGACGTAGACGCTTGACTAAAAAAGATCTGATTACATTAAAAACAAAATTAGATACTTTGAAAGTGCCAAAAGTGGGACGAATCCTAGTTTTAGGAAATGAACATGTTGGTGATCTATTGATTGAAGATTCGGTTTTTGAAAAAGGCTACCAGAACAGAAAAGATGGTTTGATTCACACTAAATACTACGGCTTTAAAGTATACGAAGAAAACTACACACCTAAGTATAATAGCGCAACAAATACAAAACTAGCTTTTGATTCAGTTGTTGCTGGTAAAAATTCAAGTATCGTATTTCATAAGAAATCAACATGTAAGGCTGTTGGTTCAACAAAAAGATATGCCTTGCCATCTCATTTAAACCCAACGGACAGACAAGCCACTCTAGGGTATAGACAATATTTTGGATGTTATGCGATTCAAGATCAAGGTCAGGCTGCCATTATTGATGGTAATGTATAATGCATAGAATACAATAATCGTGTAGGGCTGGCTTAGGCTACCCTACACAACCATATTAAACTATAGTGTTATGGGAAAATTACAATATCTAGTTATCCATTGTACAGCGACTCCAGAAGGTAGAGAAGTGAGTGTTGAAGATATTGAAAAATGGCATTTAGAAGGTCGTGGCTGGTCTCGAGTAGGATATTCAGACCTTATACAATTGGATGGTAAATTATTGAATCTTATACCATTTGATCAAGACGATAATGTGGATCCTTGGGAGCTTAGTAATGGAGCTTTAGGTTACAATGGAAAGGCTAGACATGTTGTTTACTCTGGTGGTTGTGCAAACCTTACACTTAGTGATGGTAAGCGGCCAGCAAAGGATACAAGAACCCCAGCGCAGTATGTGGCTTTAGCAACATACGTCCTTTATACGGTTTTAAGGCATCCCGACATTAAGGTGATTGGACACAATCAAATTTCATCTAAAGATTGCCCTAGTTTCGATGTACCAAAATGGTGTAAAAGCATTGGTTTACACTCTAAAAATATTGGGTTATGAGCAAGCTAGCAAGTTGGTTAACTGGTGACCTTTTTAAATCAGTTGGAGGAGCTATAGATAATTTATTTACATCAGACGATGAAAGGCTTAAAGCTCGTAATGAAGTCTTTAATGTGTTAGCACAAAAAGCTTCTGAATCTGATAAAATACAGTCTGATATCATCCAATCCGAAGCAAAAGGTAATTTCTTACAAAGAAGCTGGAGGCCAATATTAATGTTGGGATTTGGTTTTGTAGTTCTTTACTCAAAATTTATAGCTCCGGCGTTTAATCTTCCAAATACAGAATTAGAACCTGACTTTTGGGAGTTATTGAAAATGGGTATTGGCGGCTATGTAATTGGTCGGTCAGGAGAGAAAATCACCCAACAAATAATGACAAATCTCAACAAACACAAATCATGAAAAAATCCTTGTTAATTAAAAATAGTCTATCAGTTTTTGAATCGCATCATGTTGATACGGTATATGCAACTTCAGATGGACAATATTTCATCGATGAGAATCGTGCTAATCTGCACCAAAACTCAGATGGTAAAAAGCTAACAGTTTATACTATTAGTCAAGAAGAAGCTACAGAGGCAAATACTCCTAAAAAGTCTGAAATTCTGAATCAGTCTGTAAAGGATTTAACAGCAAGTTTAGAAGAAATATCTTCTGTAGAAGAACTCTATAATTTACTTGCAGAGGAGAGTAATATAGATACTAGAAAAAGTGCTATAGCTGCAATTAACGATCGAATTGAATCGATCACAAAAGTAGAAGACTAATGGGAGAATTTGAAGGTGTAAATATAATCAAGCTAAACGGAGGTACTGGCCGTCAGCCAACTAATACGGATGCAGTAATGGCAATAGCCATTTCAACTCCTGTACTTCCTCCCGGTATACGACATAATGATGTCGTTGAAACTATTCAATTGTCAGACATTGAAGATCTTGGAATTAATGAGGCTTATGACGCTAATACTAGAGTCCTAGCTCATTATCATATTGCAGAATTTTATCGCATTGCTCCTGAAGGAAAGTTGTATGTAACATTTACTGATGAAACTGATGTAAGTGGTTATTTCAGCGATGATGATGTGAAAAATGCATTTATGGCAATGGATGATATAAAGCGAGTGGGCTTTGTATATAATAGTAATGATGCTGTTCCTACATTAGATGCTGAAATAGCAGCAGCACAATTATTTGTTAATACTTTGGCAGCTGAGAAAGTTTTGATCGATGGTGTTTATCTTGAGGCTAGAGCAATAACATCTAATAGTACCAATAAAAGAAATTTAGATGCTCCTAACGTATCATTAGTTGCGTTCCATGATCCAGCTATAGCGGCATTACACGCAGATTATCAAAGGCATGCCGCAGTTGGTACTGTATTAGGTAGCCGAGCTGTTAGAAAAGTAAATGAAGATCTGGGTTCTGTTGATATTATCAATAAGCCAGATGATAAAAAAGGCAATCAAACTTATCCAATATCAGATAAGTTAATTGGATCATTTGCATCTGTGGCATTGTCTGGAGGGGAATTAGTTTCTACACTTTCAACCGCTAAAAAGAATGTTATAACAGCCAATGGATATGTTTACGCAGGATCTTATCAAGGTTTTGAGGGCGTATATCTAAATACAGAACCAACTTGCACCGTTATTGAATCCGATTATGCTTTTGGGAATAATAATGGAGTTTGGAATAAAGCAGCGAGAGGTATTCGTTTGGCTTTATTACCTAAAGTAAAAAGTACATTAAAGCGTGATCAATCCACAGGAAACTTAAAAGGATCAACAGTAACTGCTTTATCTCTTATCGCTGAAAAGCCAATAAAAGAGATGATCGCAGCTGATGAGATTAGTGGTGGATCTGTATCTATAGATCCCAATCAAAACCCATCAGATCAAACTCCTTTCAAAGTGAGTGCTACTGTGGTTAAAGATGGGATAGTGTTTGATTTTGAAGTTGAATTAGGATTAAGATAAGATGGCGAAAATTGGAAAATTAGTCAACAAGTTCGGTAAAATGGCCGGATGGAATTCAATGACACTTAATGTCTTTGAAAATGACGTAGAAGGATTAGGAGAGTTGAGTTACGACGATGACACTCCAGTCGAAGCAGTTTATGGTGCTGGGAATATGCCCATAGGTGTATCAGATGATAAAAACTATGAAGCTAAGGTTGATCTAAGTATTTATCAAGAAGAAATGTATAATATATTGGATAAAATACCACCCGGTAAGCGAATATCTGATATGGTTCATATTGATATTCCTGTTGAATATGAATACAACAATAGAACCTACAAGGATATAATTCGGAATTTCAAAATTACCGGGTTTGGAAAATCATTGAAGCAAAACGACGGTACCATAATGGTAAAAGTAAAATGCTTCTGTACTCATATTGATTGGAACGTAAGAACATAAAAAATGGCGACATCAAAAACCACATTTCAAAAGTATTCAGACATTACAGATGATGAATACAAGAAATTAGAAAAAGAGCATGGAAAACTAGTAACTATATCGGTACCATTATCTGATGAAGATGATGAAGATTATGATCCGGATAATGTTGCTAAGTATATTTTAAAACGAAATCCACGAAGATCAGTTTTAAAATCAATTCGCTTCCATGCATCTAAGGATCATCCTGATTTTGACAAAATTGAAAAATTAGGACAAGAAGAAGTGCTATTGGCTGGAGATATGATTTATCTGGATCCAGATAAAGGCGAACATGCTGTCTATATGGCCGTGACTAATGCCGTTGGTAAAATGATTAATGGCCGCACTGCAAAAGTGGGAAAGCGTTAAACCAACCGCTTGATGTAGAAGATAGTTCTTTTGATTTCAGGAAAATAGATGCGCTTCTTCGATTCCATTATAAAATAGATCCTGATGAATTAGATGATGACACATGGATTGAAAGATGGATTGAATTGTCTTATTGTCTTTCCTTACAGTATTCACATATGAAAGATGCAGTAGCAGAGGCTATGGCATCTGTATTAAATCAAGCCTTTGGGAATGAGTAGTCATGTAACTACATGGGTTTTAGAACTCGTAGATAAAGTAAGCTCACCGTTCAAGAAAATGACACGGTGGGCTAAATCTGCTTATAAGGATGTGGGTAAGATAGATAAACAACTAGATCTTTTAGGCAAGAAATCATCCGCATTAAATAGGCGGTTAACTAAACTTACAATTGGTGCAGCAGCTTTTGGGGTGCTTACGATGGGATCCTTGCAATTTGAGCAAGGAATGCGAAGGGCAAACACAATGCTTGAGGTCGGTGAAGATCAATTAGCAGTATATACAGCCCAAGTTCAAGATCTTGGATTAGCAACAGGTAAAACAAAAACCGAGTTAGCAGATGGTTTGTATAATGTTATTTCTGCTGGAGTCCCAAAAGAAAATGTGATTTCCTTTTTAACAAGAAGTACCAAGGCAGCAGTTGGAGGTACATCAGAACTTGGAATTGTAGTGAATGCAACAGCAGCTGTAATTAAAAATTACGGTGATGCTTGGGAAAGCGCAGGTGCAATTCAAGATAAATTTCAGAAAACAGTTCAGTTAGGTCAGATCAACGGATTAGGAGAGCTAGCTTCTGCCTTGCCAAGAGTAACAGGTCTGGCCGCTGATTTAGGAGTCCAACAAACGGAATTACTTGGTGTATTTGCAACAACTTCTGGTGTTGTGGGTAAAAGTGCTGAAGTATCAACAATGTTAAGTGCTGCATTAAATGCTTTATTGAAACCTTCAGCTGAAGCTGTAAAAATATCTAAAAAGCTTGGAATTGCATTTGACGCTACTGTCGTTAGAAAGTCAGGAGGTTTAAAAAACTATATCGATTTACTTATTCCAAAAATCCAAGCTTACAGCAAAGCAACTGGAAAATCACAAGAAGAAATTATAGGTAGTCTCTTCGGATCTGCCGAAGCTATAAAACTTGTAATGAAGCTTGGAGGGAATCTTGGTGACAGTTGGGCAAAGAATACAAATGATATTGCTGGAGCTGCTGGAAGTGTAGACAAAGCTTTTGGAGAAATGATGAAATCAAGTCTTGTTAAGTTTTCTCAAGCTCGTACAGCGTTTGGTAATAATATCGATTTAATAATAATTCATTTAGCTCCATTGATTAATGGTTTTTTAAATGTTTTCATGACGATCGCTAAGTTCACTTTTGAATTTATGAAAAGTCATCCTGTACTTACAAAATTTATAGTGATTGGAAGTATATTAATTCTCGGGTTGATCACTTTAGCAACTATCACTTCAATTGTATCAGTCAAGACACGAATCTTTGGATTAATGATCAAGCGTACAGCAATTCAAGGCGGTTTTTTAAGTCGATCATTGGCAAGAGCTGCTTTAATGTCTCTTAGAGTTGGTAGAAACATGGGAAAAGCAGCTTTGTCAGCTGTTAAAATGGGTTTAAGTTTCGCTTTAACAGCCTTGCAGGGTATTGGGAGCTTCATTGTTAGTATTGTGGCCGCTACGGCAGCGCAATGGGGTTTTAATATTGCTATGAATGCAAACCCGTTAGGCTTGATTGTTATCGGGATTATTGCTGTTGTTGGTGTTGTTGCTTTATTGATAAAATATTGGGATAAGATTAAGCAAGCTATAGTGAACTTTGCAAAGTTTATTATTAAAAACCATCCTTTTGCATGGCTCATTAGATTAATAGATAAAGTCTTTCCGGGCTTTAAAGATGCTATTAAAGATATATTTAGTTCAGTAATCGATTGGTTTAAAAAAATGTGGGATTCAATTTCCGGTGTTTGGGATTCAATCACGAGCTTTTTTGGCTTTGGAGATAGTAGCGCAGAAGTTATTGTTAAGAAGGAAGGCGACGATGATGACGATCCTGAAGATATAGATCTATTGGATTTAGATAATGCTGGTGGAGATCTGGATATTGCAAAAATGTTATCAGGAGGTAAAAGCTCTAATACTGATGTTACCGGATTATTGTCAACTGGTGAATCAGGAGGAATTGGTGGCTCATCAGAAGGTTCTGGAAAAACAATAACGATGAACCTTGATATTAAAAATATTTTCAATATGTCTCCGGGTAATTGGAGAGATAATGTAGATGATATTGCAAACGAAATAGTAGGTAAAATCAATGACCATTTAAAAGATGGAATAATAACAGCTGGGTAATGAGTTTTAATGTTTCACAATTATTTTTGGATGCTTTTGGCTTGAAAATCGAAGGTATTTATTCTCCAGAGCTTTCTGATGGTAAATCAAATATGCCATTGTTAGATTACTCAGGGATTAAGGTAATTGATAAAAATGAAGCTTATCACATGAGCGATCTTGGAACTCCTATATTATTCCCAATAACACTAAAAGGAGGTCAATACAATGAATATAATGATTTTGGTGAAGTGGTATTGCGTTCTATGTCTGATTTTCGATTGCCAATTACTGCTATAGCTGAATTTCGTCGATCAAAAATACAAGGTAAGTCTAGAGCAGTAGCTGGTAATGGAACCGTAAAAGAAACTTATGGTTTTGATGATTGGAAGATTACCATTAAAGGTTTTTGTTTAAATGAACCGAGTCAACCACAAGGAAAAGTAACAGTTTTAGATCAAGAAGCTGAATTATTGAAATGGGAGAATTTAGTTGACGCTATAGAAATAGAAGGTGCATTATTTGAAATGAGAAATATATATAATGTTTCTATAAATGAAATTCCTGTTACTCCGGTGAGAGGCAATCCAAATATTAAACCTTTTATGATCTCTTGTGATAGCGATACCCCAATAGAATTAATATTAGAAAATGGATTTTAATATAATGGAAATATTACTAACAATTATCACGGGCTTATTAGGTGTTGTGGGTTATTTCCTACGGCAAATTCATACTGAGTTTAAAGGCCTGAAAGAGAGCATGAATAGTTTAAATACTAGAATCGCTGTAAGGGATGAGAGAGATAAATTTGTAGATAAAAAACTTACGGAACTGGAAAAGAGAGTTTCTACATTAGAAAAGAAATAGCTATGTATTTAGCAATGGTTGCACATATCATTTTTCCAGCAACGGCTACACGTAAAGAAATTAGTGTTCGTAGGCCTACAGCGGTTAAAATTGAGTCAGGATGGGAAATGCTAACAGATACGGCTGTGATCGTATTACCAAGGAATGTTAGCTATTTTGATAAGACAAAGGTTCGTGAGGTTTTTAAGAAAGGAGATGAAGTTATTATCAAACTTGGTTACAATGGTAATTTAGAAACAGAGTTTACAGGATATATATCTAAAGTGAGTGCTGATGTCCCTATTAAAATAAAGTGTCAAGATGCTATGTATTTATTGAAAAAGCATCCTGTAAATATGAGTTTAAAAACAACCAATTTACCAAGCTTTATTAAGTCAATAGTTCCAGATGATTTTGATGTTGATGTAATGGATATTGATATAGGGACAACCAGATGGGTTAAAACTACTGTAGCAAAGGTTTTAGAGAAGCTGCAAGAAGATTACAATATTTATAGTTATATCAGAGAAGGAAAAACGCTGGTGGTTGGTAAAATTTATTCTGATGATACAACCGTTGAGAAGTATGATTTTGGAATTAACGTTGTAGAAAATCAACTCCAATATAAGTACAAAGAAGATATATCAATTAAAATAGATGCGACAAGTACGCTCCATAATGGAGATAAAATAGAGGTTTCTATTGGGGATGATGATGGTGAAGTAAGACAATTGAGTTATTACAACATTGCTTTTAAAAAAGAATTGGAACGTTTGGCTCATTTGGATTATGATAAATTTAAAATAGATGGATTTGAAGGTGCTATTTCAACTTGGGGAATACCTAGCGTAAAACATGGATATGTAGCGGAATTAGAAGGGCAACAATATCCAGATCGAAATGGAAAGTACTATATAAAGAAAGTGACTAAAACCTTTGATGATTCTCCTAAGTATCGTCAAAAGCTAGATTTAGATAAAAGGCCAGATTAATGGATGAACTTAGAGAATTTAAAAAGCTTCTTCAGAAAAAAATGAAAGGCCAAGTTCCTGTTCAAACATTTTGGGCAACAGTCCACTCTGTAGATTGGGATTCAAAAACTATGGATGTTGTAGTAGGTGATTTGATTTATCCAGATGCATTACTTGGTTTAGGATCTCATTATATAAAACCTAAATTGAAATCAAAGTGTTTGTTAGGATCTATAGAAAATAAAGAAGGTTGTTTTTTAATTTATTGTTCTGAAATAGAAGAATATGTTATCACTGTAGGTGAAACCAAAATAACAGCAGATCCTGACGGGTACAGCATAAAAAAAGGCACCGAATCATTAGTTGATGTATTGAGTGATTTGATTGCTGAAGTATCTAAAATTGTTGTAGTGCAAGGTACAACGATAAATGTACCAGCAATGACTCAAATAGGTGAACGCTTAAAAGAAGTATTAAAATAATATGGCAACAACAGAATCTCAATTAGCAACTGGTTTAGAAGCTATTTATGAAGAGTTTTCAAATCGTGACGATTTAACTCCTGAACAAATGCGGAAACAAATAGCACAAGCACAAGCTAAAGAGATAGCTCTTTTTGTTATTGGCCGTGAAACAAATGTTGTTGGGACATCTCCTTCAGGAGCAGTTACAGGAACCGGAACAATTATTTAAGAGAATGAATAAGGATTTTATATTAGATACTACAGGAGACTTATCAATTGCAAATGGAGATTTTGTAATTGGGGATAGTGAAATGCAAGAAGTCGGGGCAATTCTTGAAATGACACAAGGAGAACTAAAAGAAGATCCAATCATTGGAGCAAATTTAATTTTTCATGAGAAATCAAATAGCTCTCCAGATCGAATTAAAAATAGTGTTGCTTTAGCTCTTAAGAGAGATGGTAAAAACTACAGTGATATTAAAGAAAAAATAAAACTGAATGTCAATAATCGTTAAAGTAGTTGAAGGACAAAATTTATTTGATATTTCTATACAAGAGTATGGTAATGTTAGTGCTGTTTTTGACATTGCTTTTGCAAATGACTTGAATGTGTCAGATTTATTATTGCCCGGACAAGAGCTTCTTGTTCCAGAGAGTAAATTTAAAGATGAAAGTATTCTTTCGTATTTGAAGAAAAAAAGAATACACCCCAATTCATCACTATATAAATTAGATTGATGGCCACAATAAAAGATTATTACAATACAATTATTTCAATAAAGGATGGAGAAGTTAATTTAGATGAGCTCCAACCTTTCAATGATAATGGAGCTCAACTAATAAGTGATCTTAATTCAAAATCTAAAGTCGCTGTATGGCGATTGTGGTGTTGGGTTATGGCAGCTTTAGCTTGGATGCTGCATATGAGTATTGAAGAACATAAAAATGAAGTTAATGAGCTTGTAGCAAAAAATGCCTTTGGTGGTCGTCGCTTTTATCAACAAGCATCATTTGATTTTCAATTAGGACATGAGTTGGTTTGGAATGGAGTTAAGTATCATTATGCTGCTCAAGATCCTGCTTCAAAGATTATAAAAAGATGCTCAGTTGATAAATCTCAAGGGATACTTATTTTTAAAGTAACTAAAGAAGCTGGTGGACTATTAGAGCCATTAACAGATCCAGAAAAAACAGCATTTAATCATTATTTAAATGATATTGTATACGCTGGAACAACTTTTCAAATTATTTCTGAAGAGAGTGATGAATTAAAAATGAGTATCAAAATATATGTGGATCCACAACAAATTTCACTTACTGGTGAAATAATAGGAACCGCAACAAAACCTGTTGAAGAAGCAATTGAAAATTATATTAGTAACCTGCCTTTCGATGGTAAAATGAATGTTCAAAAAATGCAAGATGCTATCCAAGCAGTTCCCGGAGTAAAGGATTTGTTATTGAATAGCATTTCATCAAAATATGGAGATTTACCTTGGAATTCTTTTGAACGTGAAGTAAAACCTTATGCAGGATATATGGAGTTAAATATAGCTTCCTCAGAAATTGAATACATACAATATGTCTAATCATTTTTTCACATATGACATTACCAATAGCATAAAAATGCTATTGCCTCCAAAACGAAGAAAATCAAAACTAGTTTCTTTTTTAATTGCTATTAGTACTGGGATTAAAGAAGTGAAAGATGATTTACTGAGTTTTAGAACTGATACTTATTATGAGTTGAATTTTTCAATGCAAAGAATCGTTTTAGAACATTATTTAAATGATCAGTTTGATTCTGTTAATCGATTAATTAAGGTTGAAACTATTCCTTCTCTTTTACATCCTATATGGCATAATAAAGATGAAAATAGAATTCTTTACCTGTATAATAAATCTGAAACGATTACTCACACTAATTATTACTACAATAAAAGTGAACAAGGATCATCATATAAGTTTAAAGTTTTAATTCCTGATATGTCAATTCAAAATTCTATTAGATGGTGGATTGAACAAAGAAATATAATGTTGAATGAATTTTTAATTGAGCAATTATAATGAGAAAAATACAATTTCCTGATGGAGGTATGCCAATGACATTAGATCATATTAAATACCTTCAGAATACAATGTCAATTTTGACTCATCATTTACTTCTGGGTATTTCAAACACCGATAGTAATGCATCGCCTATTATTTTATATGGTTGTGAAATAACTGAAACAGACGATACTATATCTACTACTTTTGGTGCTATTTGGGCAGAAAATGAAATTTATACTGTTGGGGCGCATAGTATAAGTAAAAATATAGGTGATGTAGGTGGTTGGGTATATGATGAAATAGAACCTGCTGAAGGAACTTATGAATTTGGAGATTTAACTATTCATAATGTATATAAAGAAACTCGAATGAAATTAGTTGCTGAAGCTGATGATTATGCTTTATACTTACCTAGGTTTTCAGATTTAATTGGTTCTCAAGAGGAATTAAATAGTTTAGCTGCTCAACACAGTGCTTTGAATGTAAAATATCATGATTGGGTAGTGAAAAATGGTTCAGCGTATTTTTATAGGCCTCCTTCAGGAGCTTCCGGTTCTGGGTATTTGCCAATTGCTTGGACTAAAAAGGTTGGCGTATTAAATGATAATGCTACACCTGCACAGGATTTGTATTTACAAGCTTTTGGACTTTATAACATTCGATTTGTCGGAGGTAATCCGGGAACGGTAAGATTAAGGATAGGAACAGTAACGTATAATATATACGATGACGATAATATTATTTATCATAATACTGCCCCTTCTGGCGGGACTTCTCCATTATCTGGTTTTTCAACATTTGAATGTAATAACCAATCAGGAGAAATTAAAATGATTGTTCAACTTTTGGGACAGTAAAATTAACAACTAATAAAATATATATTATGAGTTTAAAATCATCAGGCGGAACGCCATATTCATTTCAAACAACGGGAATCATTGAAAATTATGTTCTTGATGCTGTTTTGCCTGAAGGCGGAGCTCGTTTAGAAGTTAAAGAAGGTGTAGCAGGAACCATTAATGTCCAATTTGTAAATGGAACTTCAGCAATTCTAACTGTTGAAGAATCTAATAGGATTATTCCAATTATTAGAAAGGTTTATGCAGTGGATACCACTTTAACTGTAGACCAATTTTTCTTATGCGTGTAAGATCTCGAATTATAAAACCATTTTTAAATGCTGGAGCTGCTCCTCCGGTATTTAATATTCTGGATACAACTCCAAGAGTTTATGTTGATCATGATAATTTTATTGTAGATCCTGTTGGATCAGTTTTGTCCGAACCAGAAGGAATAGAGTTTGTTGCTGCGTTTGAAAGTAGAAAACTTGAACTATTTACAAATTATAATGGCAAAGGTAATTTTATTGGAACTTCAAGTAATGCCACTAAATTTTTGAGGTTACAGAGTAAATCAATGTTTAAATTTCTTCATAACGGCAGTCCATTCACAGTGGCTGGTGTATTTGAAGGTAAAATAGGAACTAGTTATGCAAATGGTTTACTATCTACTATGTATAATACAGGAGGGACTAATGGTTTTATTCTCTATAGAGGTGTAAGGTTATATATCAGAAATAACAGTCAATTAATAACTCTCGGCGGTATTTCTGATAATCATGAAGGGGTAGTTCTTGTAAGTTGTGGAATGACTGCTGATCAAACTTTATGGCTTCAGATAAATAATAGTTATTGGAGTATAAATGCCTCTGGGTTTACTTATCAAGATACTGATTCAAATTATGGATTAGCTATTGGCCGTACAGAAGGTAATTCTAGATTTAAAGCAGGCTCATTTGGTATTTGGGATAGAGAATTATCTTCTTCTGAACTTGAAAACGTTCGAGGTTTTTTACAAAACAAACATAATATTATCCTTTAAATAGTTTTTAAATATTGTTTAATTATTAATTATACCCCTATGGAATTGTTGCAGAGACCGGGGATTACAACCCCTATCACTTATTATGGAGGTAAGCAAAAGCTTATTTCTACTATTTTACCATTATTCCCTAAACATAACTTATATGCAGAACCCTTTATTGGAGGTGGTGCTATATTTTGGGCTAAAAAAAATAGTCCAGTTGAAGTTATAAATGATACTAATAGAGAACTCATTAATTTTTATGAAACCTGTAAAAATGATTTTGTAGATCTTGAAAAGATGATTCGAATATCATTACATTCTAGATCACTTCATAGTGACGCAAAAGTAATTAATGAGAATCCACACATGTTTACTCGTATACAAAGAGCTTGGTCAATTTGGGTTTTAGCTTCTCAGGGTTTTGCTTCTATGTTAGATGGGACTTGGGGATACGACAAGAGTAAAAACACAACTTCTAAAAAGATAAGTAATAAACGAGCTTCTTTTACTGAAGAATTAGCTATTAGATTACAAAATGTACAGATTGAATGTACTGATGCTTTAAGAATCATATTAAGTAGAGACCAAGAAGAGAGTTTCTTTTATTGTGATCCTCCTTACTTTAATAGTGATTGTGGCCATTATGACGGATATTCAAAACAAGATTTTGAAATGCTTTTGCAGACTTTATCAAAAATAAAAGGCAAATTCTTACTAAGCAGCTATCCAAGTGAATTATTAAAAGAATATAAAGAGGCTTACGGTTGGTTTCAGCATTCAGTTGAACAGGAAGTTACCGTTGCAAATAATAACGGTAAGAGAAAGGCTAAAATCGAGGTTATGACGGCTAATTATGATTTAAGTAACCCGAACAATAAACTGACTTTGTTTTAAAGAAGAAAAAGGGATTCCGGGCGTTGCAACAATTCGCGGTTAAAAGTAAACACATACGAATGATAATCCTTGTGGATCATCCACCCGGAATCAAATCATTTTAATGTATGTGTTTACTAGGAATTGTTGCAAGACAAAGGTAGTAATATTTTGTTCTTATTATTATATTTGTAATAAATAAAAAAAGGAGCTGTACTAGGTATAAGCTTCATTATTAATCGAAATATAAAGCTCTTGTTTCCTTTTTCACAACCATAAAGTGTCAGTAGGTTCTTGAGCTTTTTTTTGTTAAAAGTCGTATTATGGGGATAGTAAAGTACATATATAAAGAAGGTCGGAAAGTTTTTAGTATACCCCAAGCTTTAATGGATGGTTGGGGTATAGAATACAATGATCAAACTAACTTGGTTGGTTTAAAGCTTCAAGATCGACAAAAGAGAACCTATAAAACTGAAATTATTGGTAACGATGAGTTTATGGGACTTATTAGGGTTTATTTTAAAGGTGGCGGCTGGTTATGTTTAGATCACGCTATAGAGCAATTTAAAGTTGTTTAACACAATTTTAATTGTACAATCCGTTTTCAATAATTGTACAATCCGTTTTCGCGATTATATACGG